AAGAGGCAGAAGAAACAGAAGAAGTAGATGAAAAGTACGACCCGCCTCAATCGTGGAAGAAAGAAATGCACGAAACATGGAACTCGCTAGACAAGTCTGCTCAAGAGTATATCCAGCTTCGTGAAGAACAAATGAAAGAAGGCGTCGAAGTCAAGAAAGAAGATGCCGACATGGGGATGAGATTAAGAGATGCTTTTTCACCGTGGAAAACGCTTCTTGAGTCACACAAAACCAATCCTGTTGATGCCGCACAGCGATTGATGGCGACACACATAAAAATTATCTCAACACCACTAGAACAACGTAAAGACCTTGTTAATCAATTAGCCGCCAGTTATGGCGTTACATTGAACGGGCAAGAGGTTGATCCTGAATCACAAAAGATCATGGAAAATCCTGCGGTTCAAAAACTGATGAACGAGGTCAACCAATTAAGACAGAATCAAAATGCGATCCTTACCGAGTCCCAACAGGAACGAGAAGGGCGCATAAGCGAGCAAGTTGAAAACTTTGCTCAAGAGCATGATCATTTCGATGATCTCGCAGATGAGATAGCCAAGCTTATCCGTGCTGATTATAGTCTTGACCAGGCTTATAAGGTGGCTTACAGGGCATCTCCGTTCTTTGAACAAGACCTGGAAAAAGAACGTGAGAAGAAAGACAAAGAAGCTCAGCAAGCCAAGAAAAAAGAAGCGGAGAAGGCCAAAAAAGCCAAATCCGTCAACGTCAGAGGTCGTGATACCGGAAAAGCCCCTACAGGGTCGAAAGGAACGATGGAAGACACCATGCGTGATGTACTACGCGAAATTAATAACCGTAACTAACAGGAGAGCTAAATGGCTAGTCCAAACTCGACTTTTACGGAATTGGTATCAACCACCTTCCGTAAACATCGGTCAGAGATTGCAGATAATGTCTCTAACCGAAACGCCCTGTATAAGCGAATTGTAAAGCAAGGTAACTACACCTCTGATGATGGTGGTCTTACTATTGCCGTTCCACTCGATTATGCAGAAAACTCAACTTATCAACGTTATTCTGATTGGGACACCTTGAATATTCAGGCATCTGATGTAATTTCAGCAGCCGAATACCAATGGCGTCAGATCGCAATTAACGTTGTATCCAGTGGTCGTGAGCTTCGTATCAACTCAGGTGCGCCAAGAATTATCAAATTGGCTACTGCGAAGATGAAGAACGCTATGCGTACTTTCAGCAACAACTTCTCGATTGATATGTACTCAACCGGTGGTGCCACAAATCAGATTAATGGTCTGCAGGCGCTTGTAGCTGATGCAGGAACGGGTACAGTGGGTGGTATTAACTCATCTACTTATTCTTTCTGGCAGAACCAGGTCTTCAATGCAACTACCGAATCGGTAACGATTTCGGCATCAACCATTGAAAACTCGGCCATGCTTCCGTTGTGGCTTGATCTTGATCGTGGCCCCGATGACCAGCCTGACCTTATCGTCATGGACAATAACTACTACCAGTTCTTTGAAGCCTCTCAGGTATCTATCAAACGATACATGAATGCTGACATGGCTGATGGTGGCATGGTATCCCTTAAATACAAGGGTGCTGATGTTATGTTCGACGGTAATTCGGGTATTCCTGCCAATCGTGCCTATTTCATCAACTCTCAGTATCTGGGTCTGTGTGTACACAAAGACGCTGATCTTGAGGTTGTACCGGAACAGCGCCCGATTAATCAGGATGGTGCCGTCGTCCCTATCCTTTGGATGGGTAACATGACTTGCTCGAATCGTAATCAGCAAGGCGTAATCGTACCTAGCTAGGAGGAAATAATTATGGCTTTTACAGTATCAACCTATGCTGGCGCTCAACCAATCGCTAACAAGGAGACTACTCAGAAACACCCCCTTGGAACTATCGTTCGTGGTCATGATCCGACCTACGGTGAAGGTGAATTTATTTACCTGAAAGGCGCTGCTTCGACCATTGCTGGCTCTGTTGTTGAATACAGCACCAGCTTTCAAACTGGTCTTGACAGCTCTGCGCTTGACACGCCAAAACCGCTTGCGGTAGCGATGACAACCACAACAGCCAGTTATTATGGCTGGTATCAGATTTCTGGTATTGCACAGGTTGCCAAGCTTTCCACTACGTCATTTGCTGCTGATGCTTATTTTGCAGCTTCTGCCGGTCTTGCTATTGCAGCCGCTTCAGGTCTGCGTATTCATGGTGCCCAGGTAGCTGTTGTGGCTTCTGCTGTGTCTGTGACTGCGCCTGACCTTGTTACGGCTATGATCAACAGGCCGTCTGACCCAGGTGGTTAAACTTTAACCAAGTAGGTAAACCGGAGGGGGCTTAACGGCCCCCTTCTTTAATTGGAGATAATATGGCTGCGCCAAAATTTGAAATAATTCAGACAGAGTATGAAAATCCTGACGCAACTGACAATTTGAAGCTAAGTATGGCTGTTGTCAGTAATACACCAGAAAAGGAACTGGAACAGAATATTAGGGAGAATTCAGCAAAATACCACGACTGGCTTCAGATGAAAGAAGCTCATGATGGGATTGCTGTTTTAATCGGTGGTGGTTATTCAATTAATGATCATATTGAGGATATAAAAGATTTAAAAGAAAACGGGGCGGTCATTATTACAATGAACGGCTCTGCAAAATGGTGCCGAGATAACGGCATAACGCCCGACTGGCAGGTGATAGTTGATGCCAAGAAAGAAACGGCTGATCTGGTTGATCCGGGTGAAAGCTGGAAGATATTTGCTTCTCAATGCAATCCATTAACGACAGAAAAAGCAGCAGACCTGACATTAGCTCATTTTGGGCTGGAAACGATTGAGGATTTCCTGCCTGAAGAGCGAGTAAAAAAAGGTGGTTATGTCTTGCTTGGTTGTGGAACAACGGTAGGAATGGCTGCACTTTCAGTGGCATTCTCTCAAGGTTATAGAGAGATGCACATATTCGGTTATGACAGTTCGTATGAAAACGGTAATTCTCACGGTTATAATCAGAAGATCAATCAATTCATGCCGACTACAAAGGTGACATGGAACAACAAGACATTCACCGCTTCGGTAGCAATGAAGGGTCAGGCTGAGAAGTTCCCCATCAATAAACGTGCACTGGAATTAGCTGGATGCGAGATCAAGGTTTACGGAGAAGGTCTTCTGCAGACAATATGTAATACCAAGCACGAAGACCTTACCGAGAAGGAAAAATACCAGTTGATGTGGAATATGCCTTCTTATCGGCATGTCGCTCCCGGTGAGTATGTTGTAGATACATTTCTTGATGTTGTGAAACCTGATGGAACTGTAATTGACTTCGGTTGTGGTACAGGAAGGGCTGGAATCAAGATTGCAGAAAGCAATGATGTCATTCTGGTAGATTTCACAGATAACTGTAGAGATCAGGAAGCTTTGTTTCTACCTTTTATACAGGCAGACATATCCGAGAAAATCCCCGTTAAGGGTGATTATGGATTCTGTACAGACGTGATGGAGCATATACCCACTGAAGATGTTAAATACGTCATCGCAAACATAATGAATGCCACTGACAAGGCATTTTTCCAGATTAGTACAGTAGAGGATGGTTTTGGTGTTTTAATTAACGAGCCGTTACATTTAACAGTTAAACCTCACTCATGGTGGAAGGAAGAATTTGAATCTCGCGGATACACCGTCGAGTGGGAAAGTGATCAATCGGTTGCTTCCTTATTTTATATATCCAGACAGGAGAAAAATAAATGAATGTTGGTGAATCCTTTAATGATGAAGTTCGTCCAAATTATGTCCGTTTTGAAACACGGGCAGTAGAAGACAAAAGAGAAAGCCTGAAACAGGGACATTATGTCGGCATAGATGTCGATTACGTCATGGTAACGATGCCAGGTGGACGTGATGTCTTTGAGAACACTGTTGAAAGATGGCTGGAAAACGAGGAAATAGCCGTAAGAAATGGGCGTCAGGATAGAAAGATTGTCGAGTATTATAAGGACGCTTATAAGCACTACAAAGAGGGTAAGGAAATACCCGTCAATGGAACCGCTATAAGGAATTGCACAGCATTTTCACCGGCACAGATGGAAACTATCATTCGCTCTGGAATCAGGACGATTGAAGACCTTGCTGCTGTGAACGATGAAGGTCTAAGGAGACTGGGGATGGGTGGTAGAGAATTGGTGAGTAAGGCTAAGTCATGGCTTAAAACCTCTACTGATACCGGGCAGATTGCCTTGCAGAACGCCGAACTGGTAAAAGAGAACGAGAACCTGAAAACGACTGTAGAATCTCTTGAGGAAAAAGTAAATATCCTGATGAGAAAAGTCGAGTCAATGGATCATGATAATTATCAGGTTCCACGTGGAACAATCTCTGTCTCAGATACCATGCCGGAGCCTGTACAGTTTGAAAGCGACTTATCTAAACAATATGAACAGAAATTCGGCAAGAAACCCCACTGGAAAATGAAAGAAGAAACAATTCGAGCTAAATTAGAGGAATAATCATGAGCTTGTTGACCCTGATTCAGAGATTTGCAGCGGAAGTCAATGTTGATTCCAATGTAACCGATGTAATGGGGTCAACAGACCCTCAAATTATTCAAATTAGAAGGCTTCTTGAAAAAGAAGGAAGGGTTTTGTCTGGGCGTGGCGACTGGGAGGTTTTAGTCAATGAGGCCATTCATACATCGCTTGCACAGGAAGACCAGGGTGCTATAACGGACATAGCTACGAACAATTTCAGATATGTTAAAAATGAAACATTTTGGAACAGAAGTTCAAATCTTCCGATTTATATTGTTGGCGCTGCCGATTGGCAGCAATCAAAAGCCACCGCTTCAACGAGTCCGAACTACGAGGCAAGAATAAGGGGTGGAAGGTTAATTGTTGATCCTGTTCCAACAGCAGGAGAAACATGGGCGTTTGAGTATGTTACATGGAACTGGCTCACGGATGCCGCAGGAGCTGTAGAGAAGCAATACTTTACTGCCAATGACGACGAATTCAAACTCCCTGAGTTTTTACTTGAAGCGGGTTTGGAGTGGCGATGGAAGAAACAGAAAGGTATGGAATATTCTGAGGACTTCAGAACTTACGAGCATCTTGTTGTCGATGAATTATCAAGAAATGGACTAAAGCGACCGTTAAACTTTAGTGATGCTCCGATTACACCATCGCCAAAAATATGTATATCTGACGGAAACTGGAATCTATGAGATCACCGTTAAGAACAAAAGGCTATCAGCGACAGGTTTCAATAACCAAGACAGTGCCTGCCCCTGTAGGTGGATGGAATACCCGTGATTCAATAGCAATGATGCCTGAGATTGACGCTGTTAAATTGGATAACTTTTACCCAACAACGATTGATGTTGAATTAAGAGGCGGGCAAGAGGACTATGCTACCACAATCACAGGTACTGTAGAAACACTTGCAACATATACTGGGTTAAACGGTGTGGAACAATTCTTCGCTGCCTCAGATACGGATGTATACGATATTACCAACAGTGGTACTGCTTCAGCAGAGAGTCTAAGCCAG